AGATACTGTTGTCCAGATTGGCGTGTTGGATACTGCACCCACAGTGTTTTATGACACATTAGAACAAGCACTGAACCATCGTAATACTGTGGAAACCTTACGTAAAGATTTGGCCACACGATCTGCAGATGTAGATCCTTACGAAGAACAGATCACAGACATGCAAGGGCAGGCCTTACAAGTTGTAACATACGATGCGCTGAACGAACTTACTCGGTTGCAGGATCATCAGGAGTTCTTGCTCAAACTGTTAACAAGCAAAGACAGTTTTGTACGCAAGAAGATCATTGATCAGAACTTGAGTTACTTAAATACCCGACTTACACATTACTTGGATCGCATTGGCCTGCCACATACTGTGAAGTTCCAAAACGATTTAACTGTGAGCATTGAGGAACTGGGTCGTGAACTGGACTTTGACAACTTGAGTCGTGGCGAACGTAACCGATTGATCTTGAGCATGAGTTGGGCTTTCCGTGATGTATGGGAAAGTTTATATTCGCCTATCAACTTGTTGTTCATTGACGAGTTGATTGACAACGGCCTGGACACACAAGGTGTAGAGAACGCATTGGCTTTGCTCAAGAAGATGAGCAGGGAACGGCACAAATCAATCTGGCTTGTGAGTCATAGAGACGAACTTGCTGGGCGTGTGGAAAACATACTCAAAGTAATAAAAGAGAACGGGTTTACTAGTTACAATACTGACGTAGATCTTGCATAATTTCATACTGTAGACATATTTTTAATCAATCAACTAACAGGCATAACTATAACGCAAGGACAAATCGCATACAACACATGACATGGCTATATCAAGATACCCCAATTGAGACGTTGCCCGAAGAATGTGTTGGATTTGTTTACTTAATCACAAATAATCTCACTGGACGCAAGTACATAGGCAAAAAATTAGCAAAATTCGCAAAGACAACATACAAGACTGTAAAACAAAAAAACGGCACAAAAAAGCGCAAGAAGATACGCTCCAAGATTGACAGTGATTGGAGAGAGTACTATGGGTCAAGCCCAGAATTAACCGCAGACGTAATCACACTAGGCACCGAAAACTTCACCAGAGAAATACTTTATTATTGCAACTCCAAATCAGAATGTAGTTACATTGAGGCAAGAGAACAATTCGCAAGACAAGTATTAGAATCACGAGATTATTATAACGGCCACATCCAGGTTAGGGTGCATGGCTCGCATATACTAAACAAAATTTAACAGGCAGCGATCACGACACTGTGCTGAGTGCTATGGCTCAGCCCCATTGAGGATATGTGCGATACCATATTTGGACTTGGGCGTCAAAGGCAATTGCTAACTTAAGGCAACAAATGGTTCGGGCTCTGATGAAAAAGATACAACCCGTGCTCGTAGGATTTGGGTCTATTCCGGATTACTAGGGTTCCGTTGATATGTGAAGTTTGAGTAGGGGGTACCGGTCAACCGCCTCCGTGCAGGAAACTGCAATCTCATTAGAATAGATGACTGTGCTACTCGGATGATGCATTTTCAATTCACCGTGCATACGGTGAATTATGACCAATTAATCTGGATGATACTTAAAACAAATAGTTAGAGAAACAATCAGTTAATGAGCGCAAGCGAAATTAACAGACTTACGTAGTAAGTCTTAAACAGCATGAATATTAGGCTCAAGCAATTTATGCAGATGTTGTGTGTTGTTGGGGAACTTTGTTAATTGCCATGTTTTGAGATTCAAGTTGTGTTGGTAGATCAAACAATGTTGAATAACTACTTCTTCATCAAATGTTAAATCAATTGGGTATGACCAATTGTTCACTATGCTGTCGACGATGTGCTGACAGTTGAATTGAAATTTCAAATGCTTTGCTTGCATTTTCTGCCAGGCATGATAAATCGGTATCCACAATTGAAATCTATCTGTATCAATTTTGAGATTTAACCAGGCAATGATATCTTGTATCGTGTCGACTCCGTCAAACCACCAACTACGACAATCTATCCAGTAGTGTTCAAAAGAAAAATCAACATTGATTTCTCCGGTGCCGTGATTTTCATTAATTAAATTTGACTGTAATGCCCTGCGTTCTCTTATATCCCATATGTCTGTGAGTCCTTGATTGTTCCAGCATTTGATGCTGTCTTTAAAAAATGCAAAGTCCACTTCATCACGCATTTCGTCTGTGGATCGAGCTGGTCCGGGGCTGAGTGGCATGCGACTGGTTGATCTAAGCACTCTATGATAGAGATTCAGATCGTCACTGCCATTTACAAAGATCACTTGAGATTCGGTTGAAACATATGTTAATAGTTGATTGTAATCGTTGGTTCGATATTGGCTGATAGATTTTTGGTTATGCAATTGATCAAGATCGTTAATTGGGATATTGAGAGCATCAGCAGCCATGTCTAGGTGTAACGGCTGTGGATAACAACTGGTCAACACGTTTTGTGGAAACTGTGACAGTTGATCAATTGTGTTTTTTGTTTTGTTAAAACCGCTAGGGTGATTTTTGTTATGGCCGTGTGCGTTGATATCATTTACAGGATTACTAGACAACGGCTCCCATCCGTACTTGGTATTATAAAACTCAGTTTGGCCAGTTATGAAATGTATAGACCAATCTAAAAATGTACAGCCAACTGCTTTGTTACTGGTACAACAAAATATCATGATACTTTACAAATTTTGATCAGGCCAGTCTCTAAACAACGCATGTTGTATATTGCCCGACACGAATTGATTGAAACTTTTGTGTTTGACCTCGAGTTCACCTTCTAGTGGTGCTACTCGTTTGAATGCTGAATCCATCTGGGCCATGCCGTTAAACTCCATGATAATCATCCATTCAGGCATGTCGGCGATGCTACGAAATCCCATCTTACATCTAGTGATTCTGTAACTCTCCATCTTGCCTTCAGAGATCAAATGATCAAAAAAACTTTTCATTCCGTTGACCCAGTCTAAGTCCGAGATATCGCCTTCTTTGTCTGCCCAAATTGTATATAAATCCATAGTTACTCCAGTGGTCCTAATAGTTCAAATCCGTCTATTTCGGATTTGTACAAGTGTGCTTGTTCAAGGTACAGGTACTTGAATCCACGTTGTTTATAGATAGCACACTCTGTTTTCATTGTTTCAATTCCTAGACGCAGTCTAGGATTGTTGTAGTTCCATGCAAACTGATCGCACAGCGCATTCTCTTTGTCATAGCGTTTGATTAAACTAAATGCTACGAGATCTGTACCGTCGTAATAGCCAATAACATCAGTTGTGGGATCTAGAAATCTTGAATCAAACATGGGCATTACACTAGCAAAACGTTTGTGTACACAGTAGTCTCTATAGATTTGGTTCAACAACGCAATGTCAGGCACACGCAAATACTGCCACTTTACTGATTCAGTGTATTCAGTTCGGCTTAGATCTATTCTAGCAAATTGATAAGTCATCTTGGATCCTGTCTATGATTGAACAAGCCTTGCAAGTATTCTTCAGGCCACCCATGATAAAATCCTCGAGCAGCCATTTGCTGGGCTTTGACGTTGAGATCACTTAATCCTTGTATTAGTGCAAGTGCATAGGTACCTTGATTCATACAAACTCCGTTTACAATTTCTGGATCACTAGGATGATCTTCCATGGCAATCAAGTCTCTGGGTATGAGTGTTTCTCGATTGGCAAGTTCAATGCTGTTGGCAAACAGTTCACGTGACCATTCCGCAGGATCGTAAGCATAGATAACAACTTCGTATTTGTCCATGCCGTACCTGGCACGATTTTTGAGATCGTACAGTGGATCCGTTCCAAGGAACACGCCATATGTTTTTTTAAGTCTTGCACTTCGTGCGTACGGGCATGGCGGAAAGCCACCCAGGGCTGGATGCGGAACTTCCACAAAGTTCTCAATCCACAATTCTATATCTGCTTGTACTTGTTCCAGTTCCATTAGAAGAAATTCAGTTTTGATTTTTGTGTGGTTTCAAGATTGCTCTTGATCAATTCTGCAATCAAGGTACGTTCCCGGTAACTCATGTTCATGACATCTTCATATGTGCTGCCACCGCGCATGTGCCAACTCATTTTGAAACAATTTGCCCGGACATCGTTTGCCTCCTCTTCCATGTGATCAATCATGGCAGAAATTTCTTCAGTCGACTGGCTTAGGAGGCGACGCCGAAAAAAGCGGCTTGGTCCAAGGTAAGAGTCTGTTCGTGTTTGTGACTGCAATTGGGACACACAACCTCAAAAGGCTTGACGTCAGCAGATGTACGTAGTTCGATCACTCGATCTCGAATTTGTTGATACAGTTTACGATCACAGTTGACCAGGAAATCACGAATAAATTCAATTTCGGTTACCAAGGTATCTGGTGTTCTTATGCTGGCAATGCTGTATTTGAGAGTTTCGATTGTGAGTTCAGTAATCAAGTGCATGACTTCGTTGAGTTGTTTGATTTTTTCTTCATCGCTGGTGTTGGGGTCGGTCTGAATTTGTTGCACACTACGCTGTTGCTCGTACTGCTTGAGACCCACCTGATTTTGATTTCGATAACTCACCGGCATCAAGGTAATTTCTAAATCACCATGCTGAATTGGGGTTAAATAGTCGGGCTCTCGGATGCTGTCCAGCACCATGCGTAGATCTATGCCAAAGTCTGATTCAGTTTCGCAAGCAGGACATCGGGTAGCAATTTCCATTTCGTGTCCGTAACTGGCAATTCTTATGGCAATCAGCACTGCATTTAAATCAACTCCGGGTACTTCCCAGGCGTTCTTGATGTTGGGCACACAACTGTGGATCACATTGACCACGGCCTGTCCACTGAACAAGGCGTCTGGAGTACGATAAGTTATTTCGTCTATGGCAGTCATGGGATAAACAGGCAACTCCCGATTTTCGGGCATGGTCAATGCTGTGGCAGGCCAGTGATGTCCACCTGATGGCAAACTCAAGTAAATTGAGGGTTGTCTAAAAAATTGTTTCAGCGGGTTAGCAGTTTGGGGCATGATTCACCTATAAATATACCTATACTTATGGATGTAAAACATGGCTGAAAATATCTCTGAAACACAACGACAACTTTCTGAAGCAATGGCCGCAGTTCAGCGAGATATGGCCGCATATGGACAAATGACCAGAGAAACTGCTGATCAGAGAAAAGATGCTGACATGAAGGCCAAATACGGCATCAACAACTTCACAGCAGGTGTTACACAGGCCAGCAATGCACTCACAAGTCTAGGTTCAGCACTGATAGCCGGCGCCAAGGCCATGGCCGAAGGCAAAAAAGGTGCCGCTGCCATGAACGACGCACTGGGTGAATTAGCCCAGGCAGCCACGGCAGCGGGTGCAGCCTTGGCCTTGATGATACCAGGCGGTATCATAGTCAAAGCCTTTGTTGCGGCCTTGACCTTGGGTGTTGTGGCCATGATCAAGTTTAACCAAATGACTCTTGAAATGGTGGACAAACTGCACAAGGGTTATCAGGGCATGTACAAGGCCGGAGGCGCTGCCAGTGACGGCATGAACGGCCTGTTTCAAGATGCCAAGAAACTGGGACTTAGCATGGGCGAACTGGACAGTTTTGTTCAGTTGGTGGCCGAGAACTCCAAGGACTTTGCGTTGTTTGCAGGGTCAGTTGGCGATGGTAGAAAACGATTTGCAGATCTAGGCAAAGAACTTGACTCCAGCAGAATTGGATTCTTTAACCTGGGCATGACCACCCAAGAGATTAACTCAAGCATGGCCGGCTTTATCAAACTACAAAGCAGAGTTGGTCAGACACAAAACAAAACAACTCAAGAACTTGCCGAAAGCACCAAGCGGTACATGCTTGAGCAGGATGCACTAACAAAATTGACAGGTCTGACTCGCAAAGAGCAAGAGGATGCTCGTGAAGAAATTCGCGCTCAGGAACGTTTTGCTGCCAAATTAGAAGAGTTAAGATCGCAGAACAAACACGATGAGGCCAAGGAACTTGAAGACACTTATCTCATGATGAGGAGTCAAAACAAAAAAGCCGCCCAGGGTTTTGCTGACCTAAGCGTGGGCATGCTGGGCACAGAAGCAGCCATACAAGAATACAGAGCCAGCAATGGTAAAAGTTTAGAAGCGTCAAACCAGTTGTCAGCAGGTCTAATGAAATCGGCTGGGGCGGCGCAGATGATAGGCCGGGCACATGGTGAAACAGCAGATGCCATGAGATCATCTGCCATGCTGGGTCAATATGATGCCCTGCATGGCAGTTATGCTGGTGACCTGGCCTTGAAAGCCATGACCATGGGTGACGGCCTGGAAAAAGCCCGACTAAAAATTGATGAAGACCAAAAGAAGCAAGTGTCCGGAGCAGATGGATTGACCAAGAAGATGTCTGACTTTGTTGCGTCACAGATAAAAGCCAACGAAACTCTGGAGCGTAGCATGCTGGCCAATGCAGATAGAGCAATGAGCATGTCCAAGAGCATGCAAGAGGCATCTATGAAGGCTGCCAATTCCTTGATGACATTTGTTGAGAGAATAATGGAAGCCATCGAAGCACTGGGTGCGTTCTTGAAAAAATTAAATCCCAGTCAGAGCGCGGTAGCCACAGGCACTCAAGTAGCGGCAGCAGGCTATGGAGCTGTTAAAGGTGGTACAATGGGATTCGAGGCCGGTAGTGCGCTCACACTGGCCACAGGTGGTACCGGGGCACTTGCAATACCGATTCTTACAGCA